CGAAGGGAGGCTGCCATGCTCCTTAAGGACGGAATCGCGACGATCTACGAGCAGCGGGACACGAGCGGGCCGGGCGAAAAGCCGCGCTACGAGCGCTTTGAGCGCGCGAGGAGCTACTACGCGGAGCTGAGCTTCGACACGCGGCCGGTCAACCCGACGGGCGAGCGGCGCGAACAGAAGATCGACGCACGCATCCGCATCCGGCAGTGCCGCGCGATCCGGGAGGACGATCTGGCGAGAATCGACAGCTTCCACGAGGCCGGGGCGGACGGAAAAATGTACAAGGTTGTGCGCGCGTACCACGGGACGGACGAGGAAAGTGGCCTGCCCATCAGCGACCTGAGCCTTGAGGAGGTGGGCAAAACGTGACGGTCGGGGACATCAAGGAACTGGTGACCGGGATCGTCCCGGACGCCAAGCACTACCACGCCAGCAAAAAGGGCGAGAGCTTCACCGTGTGGGGCGAGTACGAGCGCGCCGGACAGGGCGCGGAGGACAGGCACGACTTTGGCTGGTTTTTTGAAATCGACCACTACACCAAGGACGAGGACGATCCCATTCCGGCAAAGATCGAGCAGGCGCTCATCGACCATCCGGGGATCGCCTACACGTACACGGTCGGCTACGACGCGGCGTACGACTACATCCGGCACATCTTCGATTGCGAGGGGTACTGATGGCACGGTTTGAGGTGAGCGGCCTTGAGGCGGTCATCAGCGACATGACGCGCATGGGCCAGATGACGGGCACGGTCGCGGACGCGATGCTCATGGCCGGCGCGGCGGTCATCACGCAGCACTGGGTCGACAGCGCAAGGGCGCACGGGCACGTCGACACGGGCGACATGATCGCCTCGATCGGCTTTCCCAGAAAGCCAAGGAGCGTAAACGACGCCAGAACGCTGGACGTCTACCCGCAGGGCAAGGACTACAAGGGGACGCGCAACGCGGAAAAGGCCTTCATCCTGCACTACGGTTCAAGCTCCATCAAGGGAAGCCGCTGGGTTGAGGACGCGGAGGCCGAAGCCGAGCAGCCGGCGGGCGAAGCGATGATCGGCGTATGGGACGAGTTTATCGCGACAGGGAAGGTCAGACAGACAAGCGCGCCCAAGCGGCGGCGCGCAGGCAAGCGGAAAACATAAAGGAGGACGAGGATATGCCGAAGGTTGGCATGAGACATGTGGTGGCGGCGCTGATCGACGAGACGGTACAGACGGTCAATCAGCCGCTGACGTATAAAAACGGCCTGATCGCCACGCGCGCCGTGGCGGCGGACATCACCTACGAGCGCAGCGAGAACAAATACTACGCAGACGATACTTTGGCCGAGAGCGACAACGCCGCCACCAGCGGCACGATCTCCATCACGGGCAGCGAGTTCCTGCCCGAGGCGCGCGCGGCGCTCTTCGGCGTTCGCAGGGTCGAGGAAAACGGCGTGACGATCTACCGCACGACGAGCGAGCCGAGCCCGTTCATCGGCCTTGGGTACGTGACGACGACGATCTACAAGGGCAAGTACCGCTTCTACGCCAACTGGATCCACAAGATGCAGTTCGCCCTGTCCGGCGAGAGCGCCAGAACCAAGGGCGAGACCATCGAATGGCAGGACGAGACGGCGACGGGCGACATCATGGGCGTGGCGGTCGACGAGAGCGGCGCGTTGGCGTTCATGGATCAGGTCGAGTTCAGCACCGCCGCCGAGGCGGAGGCGTGGCTTGACGCCAAGGCGGGCGTCGCTGCGGCGTGACGAGGGAGGCAAACATGGAGCTTGTACTTGAAACGAAGGAGCGCAAGCTCCTTTTTCGCTTCACCACGCGGGCGTGGCTGAACATCGAAAACCAGCTGGGGAGCCTCAACATCCTGCTTGAGCGCATGAGCGGGGATGAGAGGCCCATGGACGCGACGGTGACGCTGATTGCGGAGACGGCGAAGGCAGGCGACCTGCACGCCGGGGGCGACGGGAAGATCGACAGGGAATACATCATCGACCACCTGACGCCCGGGCAGATCAAGAAGGCGGCACGGCTGGCCAAGACGGCGGTGACCGCGGGCATGCGCCGGGAGGAGATCGACCAGGACGACGGCGAGGTGATCGACGCGATCCTGCTTGAGATCGAGGCGGAGAAACGCGCAAAAAAAGCGACGGCGGGGGAGATCGGGGACCGGATCTTACCGCAAGAGCATGTGTCGGATACGGTCTGATCGCGGGGCTTGGCTACGCGGAGATCATGGAGATGGAGCCGGGGTTTGTGATGGACATGTTCTTTATGCGAAGGAAATACGACGACGACCAGCACTTCATCCGGCGAAAGAAAAGGGAGTGACGCGCGATGGCGGTCAGAGAGATCAGGACAAGGCTGACGCTTGACAACACGAAGCAGTTTGAAAAGGAGGTCAGCGAGGCCGGCCGCAGCATGCGCGTGATGGCCAGCGACATGAAGGTCGCGGCGAGCGAGTTTGAGGCGACCGGGGACGAGATGGCGTTCCTTGGCAGGAAGAGCCAGATCCTCAAAAACCAGATCGAGCAGCAGGAAGAAATCATCCGGGCGCTCAGCGAAGCGGTCGAGGCGAGCGCAGAGGCGTTTGACGACGCATCGGGCAAGACGGACGGATACCGCATCAAGCTCAACAATGCGAAGGCGACCATGAACAAGCTGCGCAAGGAGCTTGAGGACACGGACAGCGAAATGCGCGGGCTGGGGCAGGACGCCGGGCGCGTGGGCCGCCAGCTTGAACAGGGGCTTGGCGAAGCGGCAGAGGACACGGGAAAGAAATTTGACCGGATGGTCAGGCAACTTGACCAGGATCTCATCGACATCAAGGGCGCGGTGGAGTTTTCAGCGTTTAAGGACACCTTTGATCTGGTGACCGGATCGGTCACAGGGGCGTACAACGCGCTGGCGGGACTTACGGAAGGAACGGTCGACTACAGGCGGCAGATGAGCTTCCTTGAGTCCAACGCATTCATGTCCGGGATGGACTTTCAGACGATCAAGGACATGACCTTCAGCGTATCGGGCCTGACGGGCGAGCTGGACAGCGCTATTGAGGGCATGAGCAACCTGATGGCGGCGGGTTTTGAAGAGGACGAGCTGGCGCTGGCGGTCGAGCGGCTCAAGGCGGCGGTCATCAGATTCCCGGACACGCTCAAATTTGAATCGCTTGCCGACTCGCTCCAGGAGAGTGTCGCCACCGAGAAAGCCGTCGGCCAGTACGCGGAATACCTTGAGCGCATGGGGCTTGACCTTGACGAGGTCAACAAATCCTTTGAGGAAGCGGCCAAACTCGGCCCGGAGGCCGTGGAAACGGTCGCGCTGGCATGGCTCAACAACGAGGATGCAGAGGCGATGCTTGAACGGCACGAGCGGATCAACAAGGATCTGATCGAAGGGCAGGAAGCGCAGGAGAGATGGAACGACGAGGTCAGCAGAACGGCCGGCCTCGTGCAGCCGGTCGTCACGGCGATGACGGATCTGAAGACAAAGACGCTGGGGATCGTCAACGACTTTCTGACGGAGACGGATCTGGTCCACAAGACGCTTCAGGGCATCGCGGACATCGGGCCAAGCATCATCGAGTACCGCGAAGAACGGGACAAAAACCGCAGGGAGAAAGCCGCAGACACGCCGCTTGGCAAGGCGGTCACGTGGTGGGGGAACCTATGGATCCCGGAGGAGGAAACCGAGAAGGCGCTTGACAACGTCTTAAATGAAACGGCGACGCAGGGCATCCGGGAGGACGCCGGGACACTGGGTGAGGATCTGGGTACACAGATCGGCGACGGCGTCGCCGAAAAGGAAAGCTACATCACGACGCAGATCGGACAGGTGCTTACGCAGGCGCAGGCGGAGCTTGACAGAAGGCCGCTGACAGTGCGCTTTAATGCCGCGACGGGCGAGCTGCTGGAAACGGCAGGGAGCGCGTCGCAGGCGGGGACGATGGCGGCGCAGTTTGATCTTGTCATGGACGGCAAGAAGCTGGGCGAGGGCATGGCCGACTACAGCTCAAAGAGCCTTGGAAAGTCGGTCGAGACGGCGGAAATGTACGTGTATTAAGGAGGCGCGGGGATGCGGTTTAACGGCAAGGAGCTGACGGGCGTGCACCGCGCGATCAGCATCGAGAGGGAAATCCCGCCGGGAACGGCGGATATGAACATAGAGACGGTGGACGGCCCGGGGGGCGAGGTCATCA